ATGCTATCTTGTATAATTTGCCTTGAATTAAATCAAAATATGCTGTTCTCCTTGTTAATCCCTTATTAGTATTTGTCGAAAGTGGCAAAAGTTCTCCCAGTTTTGATGCAAGCGACTGCATCGTCATTTTTGCCGCATCTCCGCTACTTTGTAAAACTCTTACATTTGCGGCATCCGTCACTGTCGGAAGTTCATTCTCATACACGTCATTTCCTGTTGCCGCAGCGGCGGCAAATGTTGAAGTTTCAGACAAAGCCATAACCATTCTTGTGGAAACCATATCCACCATTTCATCTACTGTCACATTTTGTTCGTTGCCGTCTTTATCCACAGCCTTGAAGCCAACTATATTTTCTAAATTCAAATCACTCATAATATCAATTTTTATAAAGTTCTTATATAAGTTTTCCACGCTTTAGAAGTGCCGCCAACCGATTTGTACAGCTTCTTCCTACCACCTTTTATCTTGTAACGGGAAAGGTTGTTCCCGTTATAGTTCACGGGATAATCCGGATTGCCTTCGTTGGCATACGCCTCCATTTCATACGGAATGGTATAATACGCTGAACTCGCAGGATGGCAGATAGGGTTTCCCTTAACCCATTCGACAAAATACCGCCAGTAGTATTTTACCCATGAGCCGATAACCTGTGCCTGACGCAGGTGTATGGTTTCGTGCGTCAGGCTTTCCTTACCCGCATAGGTCTGCATATACCTATCTATGTTCTCCTTGTTCTCGGCACGGTATATCATCCGTCCGCACCACATCATGAAACGGTATCCCTTGAAAGGATAATGCTTCATGGCAAGCAGCTCAGGAGTATCAAAATCACCCGGCTTGCTTGAGAACAGCATCTTGATTAATTGCCATAATTCTTTCATAGCGTTTCTATTTCAGATTCAAGTTCAGCGATATGGTTATCAATACACGTGCTCACCTCGCCATTGAAGTTTGCTATATCCAGTTCCACGCATCCGGCACTTGACCGGGCGCTGCTGTAGATACGGACATAGCCTCCGTTATTCAATGTTTCCTTAGCCAGCTTCAGTTTCGCCAGTTCGTCATTGATCCGGCTGGCACGTTCCAAATTCTCAATCTTCATGTTGTTCCTCCTTCTTTTTATCCAGATAATCATTCAATGAATCGGCCAGCAAGCCGGACAACATAGGGGTAGAACGTCTTATGATATCCACCTCCTCTTCGTCAAGTTCCACACCATCTACAGTCGACTTGAAGATTTTCTCCGCAAGGAGATGCGCCTTCAAACCCGCTACGTTCTTATATATCCAGTCACCGAAGGCCTCAGTGATGTTACTGGCTATAAGCTTTTCTTTTTTAATCCCATCATAAATAGGGAATTGTGCAAAATTTATTCTCATACTTTATATTTAAATTATCCGCAATAAAACATAACCCAATAATTACCCATACACTTAATGAAGCCGGATGCAAAATCCAAATCAATATAAGACACCTCCCGTCCTCCGGGAGCAGGCAGGATCCGTCCTCCTGTCAATCTTACTCCGCCGCTCATACGTTTGAAGTATATAGTATGTCCCGGAACATCCGGAGGAAGTGTCACTTCTATATTACCCGTATTAATAAACATCACATTGTCATCATTGTTATTCAGGGAAGTGCTGACAGAGATATTCCTCCAGTTGCCAACTATGCCACGAAGAGAAACATAGCTGTCATTGTTCGGATGAAGGAAAATGTTACCGCCTTCCACGAACAGGGGAATGCTCGGGGTCTTGATGTGCATCCCGATCATGGCATTCGGACTCTGTATATCAATTCCGGCATCATACTTAATCCCTTCAATAGTGACAAACTGCGTGTTTCCCCCGATTCTTACGTTTGCAAATGTCCTTTCATTATAAAATTCAATTTGCCCGGCAGACAGGTTGAAACCGACGTATTTATTTGTTTCATTTTCATAAAGGATCTTTGAGGACAATACTCCCGAAGCGATGGAGAACGGACCGATACGTCCTTTATCCGCTGTGATTGTTCCTGTAATCTCTGCATTCTTACATTTGAAATACCCGGTTACGCCATTGATAAGAAGAGTTTCACCTTCATCGTTGTGGGATTTAAGCACATTGTTTTTGAACATGAAGCCGGCTACATTCGCACCATCGGCAAACAGGGTGTCAGTAGCGATATTCACAAACTTCTGCATGGCTTCCCAGTTCGAATCCCCGTTGGCTGATGTGGGTGCAACGGTAACGGAAGCACCGTAATTCTTTACAAGGAAATTATAATAAACTCCCCCTATCAGATATATGACCTTATCCCGGTAATCCGCATTCCAGACATAAGTCTGTCCTGATGCGAATACACCTCTGTCACGGGGAAACGCCCCTGTTGCTCCTGTTGCTCCTATGGCACCATCATTAGCTACACCCACCCCTTTTTCAGCGACAAAATTATTATTCCATGCGTTCGCGTCCGATGCGGATTGATAAGCCCGGACGGCAAACTGGGTGTATCCGGCTGTCGCTGGAACGGATATCTGATTGCTTAGGGTAGCACCTACATGAGCCAGCCAGCTTCCGTTATATTTCCGTGCGACAAGATAGAACCTGTTCGTATCGCTCACATTGCCGCCTACATTCTGTTTCATGGTAACGACAAACGCTGACGGTGACGGTGTGCCTGTTGACGTGAAGTTTATCGTGCTTACCGGGCTGTCAAGCCAGTACGAAGCGGACGGTTCGACACCGGAAGTCATTTCCTGCCAGTCGGAGTTGACAGCCTTGTCCGATCTCTTCCCGGAAAGTATGTAACCGCCATCCTTCTTCCTTAGATAACGTCCACCTCTCACGCGAAGAAGCGGAAGTGGCGGATTGGATGTTTGAACCTTGCTTAAGTAAGATCCTCCGGCAAACGATACTGTACTGTTCTTGGCATACGGGGTATTGGCGGATTCCCAATGACCTGCGGCTGTGATGCTCTCACCGTCAGCACCGTCACTGCCGTCCACAACCATCGGGACAGTTTCGACATCAACCGCCTGACCGTTCACGTAGAACACGAACTTCAAGCTACTGGTAAAATTACCGGAAGCCACCCCGACACCATCACCGATGGGAACCTCGGCCGCACCGTCACGACTGTACTTTAACTCCCCGTCCGTTGTGGCCGTAGTGACTGCACCGACTGTCTTCATACGCCGACAGGATACCGAAGCTACACTGTAACCGCCGTTCTTGTTCTTGCTGACCATCGTGACCGAAGTGACAAGGCTATAAATTACCGCATCGGAACCGTCCGCCCCGCCACGGACACCGGTTATCTTGAAAGTCAGTTCACGGGTATAGAGCTGCCCGTTCTTCATTGCAGCCAGTGTGATGGTGACCGTATTCTGTTCCGGAACCGACTTTCCGGCAGCGACGGATATCGCCACCGCTCCGGTGGCCTTGCTTGTGCTTGCCGTGAAACCGGCAGGCGTGCTGACTGTCAAAGATTCAAGGGTGAGTTTCTCGGTACCGTACCACATGGACACATGGGTAGTCCATGACTGTGCGGAAGTAGTAACGCCGGTACTGGTAAGAGCGACGCTCACCATCTCATTGTCAAGGTCGGCCATGATATTCGACTCCCCGTCCTTACTCCAACGGTGCACAGGGGCCGGAGTGCTCCATTCACTCCATACTCCATCACGCTTCACACGTTTGCACGCCCATTCCACCTGATGGTCGGCATCCACGCCAAGAAAATCATCTGTCCAGCCTTCCGGTATATAATCATCCTGCTGTTTCGATTCCGGCTTGTCAGGGGTAAGGCCGATGATGTTGGTACGGGTGTAGATCCACTCGTAACCTTTGCCGTCCTTACCGTCAGTCCCGTCTTTGACCATGACCATCCACAAACCATTCCGGTATATGTAAGTACAATGGTCAGCCGTATTTCGGTAGCTGTTACCCTCCTTGGGATTGGATGGATGGGATGCAAATTCACCAAGGAAGGTGATGCTTTCGCCTTTCAGCTCACGCCCGTCCAGAAGCATCTCCCAGTCTTCATGCACGGTCCAGTCGGCTGACTTCCCGGCAAGGATATAACCGCCATCCTTTTTGCGACGATAACTGCCGTTCCTGAACCTTGCGATCCTGATGGGAGGATTGGATGTTTTCACCTTGGAGATAAAAACACAGCCCGCCAAAGTGACCATGGTATTGACCTCGTATGGGGTCTTAGAGGATTCCCAATGACCGCCACCTATTACAGACAGGCCCGGATCACCCTTGTCACCTTTGGCGGCTGATACAAGCCAGTCCGGATTGTTTTCGGATGGCTCGGAAATAGTGCCCTTGTCATTGACGCACAACCATGTGGAACCGTTATGGGGCACACGGGAATAATATGCGTACTTCCTGCCCGGCTCCCAGCTAGGGAAGTCGATAGGAACGCGGACTGTGCTACCGGTAATTTCATCAATTTGAAAAATCAATCCCGTCATGATGATATCCTGCAATACCGCCGAGAACCTGTCGCAGTTGATCCCGTTGATGGTCATACCCTTCTTCTTGCCGAACCAGCTCTTCATCTGTGCCGGCTCCGGGTCCCAGGTGTTGGCATTGTCAACAAGGGTGATACAGCAGTTACCGTCACGCACGTCTATGATGATATAAGTCTGACGCTCCTTGTCGGTGAAGTTCCCCGTCTGTCCGAGACGCATCTCGTTATGGGGAACGAACTCATATCCGGGACGCGGAACCATCACGAATGTCTTCTCGTCGTAATCTGCGGAAGTGATACGGTACTGTATTTTCCGGAAACCAATAAAGTCACCGGTAGTGACGCTTTTGTCATGCCAGAAGCCTAGGAGGATATCGTCCGGCTTCTGTCCCAGCGGTACACCATCCTCCAGATCAGGGGTGACAGTATAGCTGCCGTCACTATTGGCGACAAAGCTTTTTATCTTCAGCCCTCCGCCGGGACTTATAGTATTATATCCTTCAAAATAGGTCTGACGGTTGAAACGAAGTTCTGGTACACTCAGAGAGCTGCGCAGGACCAGAGCCTCCAGCTCGGCACGGGCGTCCTCACCGATGTAACCTCCAGAAACGCCGGTAACGAAATCACCGAACTTGGCGTATTTCTTGATGACGGTTCCGCCCAACAGGGATAATAGGAAACCGGTGCGTTCCTCCGTATCCTTGCGCATGAACATGATCAGCGAGCGCAATGCGGAATACACGTTATGGTCTGTCGCAGGGGTGGAGTCGTGGCTTCCGATCACATACACACCGCTGCCACCATCGCCCGTATAGGTCTGTCCCTTTAGGGTAAGGCTCTCAACCTTTTCCTCCAGCTCCCCGATACGGGAATAGGCGGCGGTTTCCCCGACAGTATAAACAGGTGAGTCAAAGGAATAGTCAAGATTGAATTCAAATCCGATAACCCTTGACTGTCTTCCGTTCTCGAAATAAGCCTTGTTGATAAGGTTGACCTTTTGACCGATGCCATAGAAATTATGAACGCCATCCTCACGGTATGCGTCATTTGACATCATCGTGCAGCCATAGGTACTCGGGTCTATCTTGGATTTGGCAGCGTACTTTTCAGTCTTTTCCTTCAACTCCTGCTCGGCGGCACCCACAAGCCCCAGTTCGGTTATTTTCGTGCTGTCCCAGCCGGAAAGCACATATTCATCTCCATCCTGGGGAAAGAGCACATCACCGGGAAGCGGTCTGCCATAGTCCTCATTCCTGACTATCTCCCAAAGCTGTGCCTCAGGGTTCCATCCGCCATCCTCCAATTTCTCCGGCTTTCCCTCAGGATTGAACTTCACGGCGAACTCCAAACCGTTGAGAAGCCCGGATGCGAAACGTATCCTCAGCTCCTGACCGGGGAGGATATATTTCTCGGAAAAGTTAACACCCGTGTCCCTAAAGCGGTAGGCATTCCATTTTTCCTCGGTGGTTGTGCCGTCCTCATTCTCCACCTTGTCCGTCACTTCGATAGTGGTGACATCCGACATGATGCCTGTTCTTCGGGGATAGACTTCATCGAAGATAACCACCTGCTCGACGGCTTCCTCGGTAGTCATATCAGGATAAGCGTCAATGTAAGGAGTGCCTTCGGGAAGCATCAGCCTGCGCTGCACCACGCCGTTCACAACCACGGTCTCGTCAACCGGACGGTAGTCAGATGGGATATTCTTTGTTGAACCAAAAGCGTAGATACGGGTGGCATAAGTGGACCGGGATTCTGACTGTGACATTTCCTGCACGTTTTTCCCGATTTCGAAATCCACCGCATCGCCAGACTCACAACGTCCGAAATGGATGATGTTTTCAGTCACCCAACATTCGCAATCCCATTTCTTCGCCATCTCAAAACAAGCGTCAAGGATGTTGATGTTATCGTAACTCATCAACTGGGACTTGTTTTCGACTGTGGAATCAATGGAGAAAACAAAATCCTGTCCTTTGTATGTGTAACCAAGAGCTTTCAAATTTCTAAGGACTATACCGGCTTGTACGTCAAGCGGGGCGGTCAGGTTCCAGGACGCCTCCTGTCCGGTCGTCTCCGGGGTATATTTGAAGATTTTGTTTTTCCATTTCCAGTAGTAGGCGTCAAGTCTTAATTCGTAATCGTAGCCGGCGGTATTGGTGTTGAATGCGGGCTTCTGCAAGTCGCACATCTCGAACAATCCGAAGTTACATTCCACGTATGAGCCAAGTTTGAAATATATGGGATTCTCTAAGGAGAACTTTAACATGATGTAGTCCTCCTTCATCAGAGTGAACTTACGCTTGCAGCCTTCATTGATCAAAGTTGTAAGCTGGATAGCACCGGATATGTCTTTGATGTCGATTTGTTCCATGTCTTCAAAGTTCGGGGATAAAAAAAAGAGTGCCCAATTTTGAGCACTCACATACACGACAATAAAACCAATGTCGTGAATTAGCTTCTGTTTGCCGGATTTGGCTCGTTAAACTTGGCTGAAATTTTTCCGAAAGTTCGGTCTAAACTCTGTGCGTAAGTGACACTCTTGCCAGTATAAATAAGATGGTAAACCTCGCTACTATTAGCAGGAATCTGAATATCAACCACACCTTTATACAGCTCATCAAAGAAAGCTTTCTTCTTTGCTTGATAATCAGACTGAGAATTACTCTCGATAGTGAACGAAAGAGTTATTTCCCTCTCATCGACTTTAGGATTATTGATTATTACCCGTTTCCCATGTTCAAGTCGGCTTTTGTTCTCAATAAAATCCTTCATGGAAGCGGATGCCCCAATAACATCAAGAAACCCCTCTCCCATTCTCACACCCCATGTTGTATAAGCGTTTTCGCCATTAATTAATAATTCATCCATAGACTATAATTTTGCTGTATTCTTTTTAACTTCTGCTATATCTCTTTGCATCTGTTGAATAGGTTTGACGATTGCCCCTGTATTTTCTGAAATCTGTACCAATTCAAGATAAGATTGTGCTATCAAATCTCGCGTATCATCAGCGATATTCCTTGTTTCCGTATTTATGGAAAGTAGAGCATCTGCTTTTACTGTCAGTAGATTAAGTGATTGAGATTGAATAATATTCTGATTCTTTATCTCTTCTCCTGCAATCTGCAATGCTGTAAACCGCCCGTTCAACTCTTCGCCGGTATCTTGAGACATGGTTTGGAAACCTTTGCTGCTTGCAGACTGGGAAGCTGCTTCCTGTGAAATCTTGTCATATCCGGTTGCTGCGGCAAGCTCGTCACGGAGCTTCATGGCTTCGTCCACATAACCCATGTATTCATCCATCAGCTCCTTACGCTCATTATTATCAAGCGTACCATCATCCTTCATGGCTTCACCGAATTTATCATACCATGTCCTCAGTTTGTCACTAAACTGTTCACCGATGGCATTTGACAGCATCGCCTGCATGAAATATTTGGATATGTCATCAGCAAAATCCTCCGCACTCTTCTCCATATCCATCAGACTGCTTATAAAACTGTCATACATGGAATCGAATGACATTCCGATCAGGCCCTCATAAAGACTGTCGGTCAGTTCTTCCAGTTTTCCTGCCTGCTCTATATAATCATCCAGCTTGTCGGTAACACGCTCACCGTAACCTCCCTTACCGGAAGATTCCATGATATCCCATAACCATACGTCCGACCGTAGAGCCTTCATCTGTTCGGGGGTCAGATTCCACAAGGAATCGGTGCCGGAGAAATCCTGCATGCCGGTAGCTTTTCTTGCGTGTTCCAGCATTTCATCCGTCCATTTCAGATAATGCTGCCAGCTGCCGTGGCTCTTATGATATCCGGCTTGCTCCTTTGCTATTTGCAGATAGTTTTTATTGACTTCCTCCTGATACTTTACAGCTTCCCTGTAAGATTCAACCGATTTCATTCCCTTGCTTGCCTTCATCTCGTCAGTCAGATCCTCGATGGCCGTTTGCAAAGTTCCATTCCTGTCCGTCAGCCTGTCTATCGTTTCCTGTACTTCCTTGGCGTTTCCACCTATTCCAAACAAGGAGTTGAAGCCTCCGAATGAGATTGCGTTCAGGATGTTTCCTATGCCGTTCCTCAATGACTTGCCGATTGTGACAAACAAATCCCCTGACAAGACATCACCGATAATTCCACTGACAGCGTTCAGAACAGCATCAAGCAGACCACCGACAAGATCACTTAATCCGTCTTTGAGTACGTCAATGATGGACAGAATCCATCCGACAATGGGGACCTCCTTAAGAGATTCTGACGTTTTTCCTATGACATCCTTGAATCCGTTCACGGTTTTGATAATTCCGCTATATGCGTTATACAATCCACCGGATGAAATCTGCTGCAAGCCTCCCAACAAATTTTCCATGCTTGCTTTCAGTATGGTGGCAGTATCAGTCACATTACGCTGGGCCTGATTGGCGATATCAGTCTGTGTCTTCACATTGGCGGATGCAATGTCAGCATTCTGCCGTGCTGTTTCAAGAGCGTTTGCTGCGGCTTGTTTCTCACTTTCCGTTCCGCCCTTCTGCGCTTTGGTGTAATCATCCTGTGATTTCTTTAGTCTTTCCAAAGCAGCTGTTTCAATCCCTATGGCACTGATACGATTCTGTTCTGCTATTTGATAGGCTTTTACATCCTCTCCAAGTTTCTTGAAGTTGACTCCACTTGTACCACCCAAAGACTTTTCCATCTGGCTGATGGCGTCAATCAATGATTTTTGGCTTGCCTGATCGGAGTTCTTGAACTTGTCAGTCCGTACATATTTTTTCGCTTCGTCCAAGGCAGGCTTTATCATGTCGGAAAACATGGAACCAAACTCACCGAACACAGTAACCCAATCTATATTGGCTTTTATGGCTTCTGTTTCCTTGTTCTGTATGGCAACATCACGTTGTTTCTCCAGTAACTTTACTTGTGCACTATTAACACCGTTTTCTTCCTGTGCTTTCCTTATTTTTTCCGCATACTCTTGGGCGATAGCCAATTTCTGCTGCTGGAACGTGCCATATTCTTTCAAGTAGTCGTTCAAAGCCTGTTGTTCGGCTTTCAGCTGTCCTTCAGTTACATCGGAAATATCTTTATCTCTCATACTTTCGGCATTGGTATAAGCTTCTGAAATTTTCTGTGCCTGCTTGTCGGTCAGCTTACCGTTACCGGCTTTGCTCCATTCTTCCTCCTGTTTTCTTATCGCATCAATCTGTTTCTGATAATCAAGGTCAATCTGTTTCAACTTCTTTTCCGTGCCTTCTCTCATCAGGTTGATTTCATCCTGTTGGTTCTGACGGTGAAGTGAAAGAAGTTGTTCGGCTGTCTTTTTTTGTTCTTTTTTTTGCTTTTCAGCAGCTTTTTCCTGCTTGGTCAAAGAACTACCAGTAATACCGCCCAAATTTTTATAGGCTTTTTCAGTTGTTTCTACTCGTTTCTTAGCTTCTTCATACAGCTTTGAAGTAAACTTGGATTTATTCTTTTCTATTTCAGAAAGTTTCTTCTTAGCATCATCCCAGTCTTTCTTCGCTTTCTCATAATCCTGCTTGTAGGTAGTTTTATTCTTCTCTGAATCAATTCGGGTTTGCTTGACTGATTTTGCTGTATCTATAAGTGTTTTTATGTCTTTCACATTATAGATTGCTTCATCAGACAAAGTACCCTTAATATCAATAGGCAAACGAAGTTTCACAGTTCCATTTTCCCCCTTTCCTCTGATACGCTTCTCCAACTCAGAGATGTAGCGGTCAAACTCATTAGTATTAACATCTTTAAGATTGGAAATGAACTGTTCGGAGATGCCTTTGCCTTTTTCTTGCAGCATGACATCACGCATAGCACGCAATTCTTTTAGTTTCTTCACATATCCATCAACGCCTTGCTGACCGGAAAGAGTTTTCAGCAGATTCTCGTAATATTTGATTTCAGATTCAATGTTAGAAAGTTCCTTGGTTTGCTTTTCTCCGGCACGTTTCGCATCTTCTTCCGTTATCTGTTGCTTTAGTTTAAGTATATCAGCCAACTTAATGGTTTCGATGTCATATTGAGCGAATATCTTAGGGTATTCTTTTCTTAACTCCGCTAAACTTCGACCTCTTTGTAAATCCGACAACGCTATATCACGAGAACTTTGTACGAGGGAATCAATCTTCTGTTTGTGTTCTTCTTCTTGCTTTTTAGCTTCTTCTTGCTGTTCATTAAACCTTCTCTGTGCCTTTTCTGCTTCTGTTGCCGAATCGCGGAAAGCCAACATTGCAACTCCAAGTCCTACTACAGCAGTAGCCAACAACACATAAGGATTGGTAAGCATTGCAGCGTTTAAAGCTAACTGCGCTTTTCGTGCCAATAAACGGGCATTGGTAAGTCCAATCTCCACAAGAGTATGTTTACTTTCGGCAGCAGTAACAAGCATCACTGCGGTCCGGTATGTACCATAAGTAACCACTAATCCAGCCAAGATTCTACCTACTGTTTCATAATTCTGAATCAACGAAGTTGTCATTTGAATACCGTCCATGATAACACTTTCCGACTTTGTTCCCAATTCGTTAAACACGGAATCCAAAGCATCCTGCATCATAGACAACTGACCATTGATAGTCTTTGAAGCATTCTCAGACATATTATAGAACTTACCACCTGCGGAAGTTGCATCAATGAATGCCTGTTGAACCATTTCAGCGGAAACAGCACCTTTGGACATTTCATCTTTCAAAGTTGCGATAGATTTTCCGGTCTTTTCGGAGATAATCTGTAACGGGTTGAATCCAGCGTTTATCATTTGATTCAAATCCTGCCCCATAAGTTTACCCGCTGCTGACATCTGTGAAAATGCCAAAGTTAGCGAATTGAACTTACTGGATTCCCCCATAGAAATATCACTAATGGCTTTCAAGTATTTGATAGTGTCTTCTGCTTGTATGTTAAATCCAAGCATCATCTTTTCTGCTCCAACCATATCTGACATAGTAAGTGGAGAAATCTTAGCCAGCTCCTTGATTTGCGGAATCAGTTGTCCTGCCATATCCTTTCCAACCATAGTCTCAATAGCGGTCTGCATGGATTGAAATTCTCCACGAACACGAATCATTTCAGAACCTAATGCCTTTAATACTCCAGCACCACCAATAACCGCCAATGCTTTCTTCCAAGAAATAGCGATACCGTTGTTACTCTCTACGATTTCCTTAGCATTATCATTGTAAAGGGCGTATTCATCCCGAAGTTTCTTTACGGAAAGACGCGCTTCGGCTTGTTGTTGGGTTAATCCAAATAAAGCTGCCTTTTCTTCATCAAGAGCTTTGCGGGCAGCATTGTATTCTTCTAACTTGCTATTTGCTGATAACGGATTCCTTTTCAATGCTATACGATAAGCATCCCCAAGTCGTTTTACATCCGCTTCAATATCCTTAACTACCGCTTTTTGAGCAAGAATCTTCTCTGTGAATCCATTCACGGCCTGGGAAGCATCGAAGATTTTCCTTTTGAATCCCGTTTCCATCTCCGCTCCAGCTTTGGCTGCATTAGTCACCAACTCATCCAATCTTTGGTTGGATGCAGCAAGTTGGGCATTCAAAGCCTTGAAAGCAGCAGGAGTCTGCGTGCCATCCATGCTCATTAACTCCTGCTTTAATTTTGCAATTTCATTACGAAGTCTTACAACTTCTTCCCAGTCACTACCTATCTTAAAATATAATTTTGACATATCTATTTCTTTTTCCTACGATTAGCCAATTCCTTACCACTGATTCTATTCACCTTCTGACCACCATATACTGCGCGTAATTTATCCCGTTGCATCATCAGCAGATTCCGATAAGGGATAATCTCAAACACTTCTGTATAACTCAGATGCAGCGTGTCAATCAAATGGGCTATCTGCCCGAAGAACGTTGTGTTTCCTACTGTTTCGGTCTTGCTGCCAGCATCGACACGTTCCTCATCGAGCTGACACACTGAAAAGCCGAAATATCCATCATAGAGAAACAGACTTCCAAGGCATCTTTGACTTCTTCAAAAGTGCCGTTCTCCAATTCTTTGACCAAACTATCATTCCCGCAGATAAAGCATGAAATACCTTTCAGCATATCTTCAGTAGCTTCAGGAAGCTCTTTAATAGCTTCCATGACATTATCTCCAGTCATGCCGATATTGGAAAAATGATGAATGGCACGACAGATAATTTTAATTGTAGGAGGTTTAATGGTATAAACCATCCCTCCTATCTCCACATTCATGAAATCCAGCCCTAACAAAGCATCAGAAACCGTTTTTGCTGCTTGATTCATATTCTTAAACTAAAAGGGGGAATGGTATATATCCATCCCCCGGTTATCACTCTTGTGCTTTTACCAATGTTATCTCTTTTTTAAGAGTGGTATCAACTTCAGAAGGAGTGGTTTTAATATCTCCTGACTGAGTGACGTACCCCACTTTCGACACTTCATAGTGAACGGTAGCCCCAGCATTCACCTGCTTTGACTTGACCGTTGCACCGTCCAGCTTTACGGTCGCATCGGAAGGAGTAGGTACAATGGTTACTGTAGTTCATGCCTGCAAAGCTTTAATCTGCCCTTCTTCATAGTTATACTCAGAAGAAACACCTTCGATTCCCGGTTCCTGCACCAAGCCTTTTACAGCGATTGCAATTGCCTTATCCGTATTGGCTTCACGGGAAACAATACGGCATTTTGGGAAGATGAACCAGACATCATCATCGGTCAGACAGAACAATGCTTTGTTGATAATAACTTTATCCAAAGCACGCTTCCAACCTACATCTTTAGATGTTGCCTGAATAACATCGCCACCCATGAACGCTTTCTTGGTCTTCCAGTCATATTGTCCGATAGAGAAAGCGGGCGATACTTCTCCCGGCACATCATCGTAACGGTAATTCTTTCCCGTTAATTGGTTCTTGTACCCAGTGACGGAGGCTTCCGTTTCCTCAATCTGCCACGTTTCCCCGTGTACATTCAAAACCTCATCTTTCGCTTTGATAGCGGCTTGAATCAAAGTCTTTGCGATTTCGGGGGTAATGTCTGCCGTTACCTTATCAATATCGGCAAACAAGATTCTTTTTATTCCTACTGCTGAAATCATAATCTTATAGTTTTACATTTATTACTTCAAATAAAATTCTCACATTCACGTAATGGCATTTCAAAGCTGCATCCGCTTCCGCGCCAATTGATTCGATAGAGTAACGATAGGTTGTACCGTCATAGGTGCTTACTACATCATCAAGCAGCTTGTCAGCCTTTCTTTCAAGTTCGTTAAGCCGGATTGTGTTCGCTTCATTCTCGCTTAAATTGGGTACACATAGATTCACTTCTGCAAAAGATTTCTTCCAATACTTTCCCGGCTGTTGTTTCTTCGTGTGGATGACAATCCTTTCGGACTTCAATTCACCCGTCAGCGTTTCACCATCAGGCACTATATCTATTCCGAAAGCCTTGCAGTCCCGATAGAGAATGTTTCCTATGTCGGTAGTTACTATCATTCCACAATCTCCCAATCTTCTGCAAATACATCACTGATAGACGGAACCCATGAATCAGCGCGTCCGGTATTCTCGTTGTAGATAAGACACTGGCTTGTATAGTCAATAAATCCCTTACCTTTCAGAATAAGGTCTTTTGCCGATTGGGGAAGCGATTGCATCTTAGGGATGATGTCGCTTTCGATATGAGCTGGCACTTGTTTGAATACCATCAAACCTTTACCGTTCCAACCACTTCTACGAACAGTCCCACCTTGTTTTAACACTTCGATAGCATCACCGAAACAGATAGGAGTTTCTTTCTTGACTTCTCGATATGATTCTTCAAACAGTTCTTTGGGTGACCAACTTTCATAGCCATATTCAGTACGAGTGTGATATCCTAGTTTATAAGACTCATTCTCTTCTATTTCACTTTTTACCAAGCCTTTACTGCAAGCTTCACCCAATGTCATAGGTTCTGCTTCAATCTGTTTTGTTCCAATGTACTTTTTCATTTTTCAAATTCTTCTTTTAATCGTTTCTCCGCAAATAAAGCAGCACTACTCAAAACATCATACCCTTTAGATTCTACGAATGATGCGTATTCCGCTTCGTTTTTCAATGTCAAACCGTCTTTATTGACATCGTAATCATTGGACGTTCTCAAAGTGAGTGTATGGTCTTGATAATCCCCATGTTCCTCTGCGTACTTCACGGCTTCATCGCCTACATCAATCATCTTCTTTTCGACCTCCCATTCTCCTTCATCGAAAAAGGAGTCGACATCTGAGAAATCGAAATCTACATCCATAATTCCGAGTAGTTAAAGTAGTTTGTACTCTTTACCGTGTAGACTTCGCCTTGACCTCTTACGCCATCACCATCCATGCAACGTACTTCATCACCAGCCTTGACAGTAATTCTTTTCTCACATACTACATGATAATTCGGACGATACACAGAGCCGTTATCAGATGAAAACTCTTTGGTAGTGTTATCATCACAACGGCACTTGCATACCTTCTGCCAGTATTCACCACCTGTTCCGGGAATAGGTCTGCCAAACTCATCCTTGTCCATCGGGGTGATAACTTTTACCTGCAATATGTGTGGGGCGAATATCATAAGAAAGTCACTTTAGGTTTGTTACCCAGTTCGTCTTTCAAACCGTACTGTTTACACAGAAATGAATAGTAATCCTTAATGCCTTGAATGTTCCAAGACATAGAAAAACCGCTTTCGCTGATGGAAGTGGCACGAAGCAATAGAGAGGGGATGAACTTCGCAATTGCCACCGACACCCGTGTTTGGCAATCCTCGTTCATCTCACCCCCTCCGCTTATCTTTGCGTTCAGACATATATCGAAAAGGTCAGCCTCCGACAAGTTAACGCTGAAGGTCTGAAACTTCTGTAATATATAATCGTTTACTGTCATGCGTTCATCTCACTCAAATCGAAGTTCACAATCAGGTTCGGGTTCGCAATCTGCGGAATCCATTCGGCTGTGTATTCCAGATAGCGACCATTGCCGTCCTTGTAACCTGAAATCAGCATATCGCCATCTGCCTGAGTGTAATTACGTCCCGGTACACCATCCACAGCTTCATAAGGAGTGTGGAAGCGCATATAACCGATTTTATCCTGCGGAAGCAGGGAAATACGACCATCTGCATAAATGGGGATATTCTTACCTGTTTGGTCTACCACATAATCTTCCTTGATTTCAATAGCCGGAAGTCCGATACCTGTAAAAATGGTAGAAGCCAGTTGCGAGGTGATAAGCCCGGTAGACATATACATTTCATTGCCTGTAAGCTGCATTTTGAACTTATCTCCAAATTCACTTGAACCGATAATATTCTTGATGAATGTGCCACGGCTCATAATCATCTTGGGGAATGTGCCGTAAATAGATTTCAGCTCATTCAGTTTCTGCTGCAAGTAAGTGACGAAATAGTCTTTATCCTCTGTGTCCGGCTTGATAAACTTAAACGGCAAGTCGATGTTCAATAAGTCAATTCCTCCGGCATTGTCGTCCTTGTTCTTCACGCTTGCTGCTCCAGTCATCAACAGAGAGCCTACGATAATGTCCATACGCTTGTGCGGTGCCAGCAATACCTGACGGTAATCGTCATAGATGAAGTCCACGATGTCACGCATGGCTGCTTTCTGGTCTTCCGGTTTGGCGGCATTATACTTATCTATCAAGTCCTGCAAGTCAGACAAACGGTCGATTGAGATTTGATAGCGGTCACCCAAATAGGCAATCTCACCATATCCGGAACCGATATTCCTGCGTTCACGGATAGGCTTTTCGCCATAACGGGAGTTGATGGAACCAGCCATCACGCCAGTAACCTGACCGATGTAGTCTTTAAATACACGAGTAGTAGTCCTACGGAAGCCCAAATACTGCTGCCAATAAATTGTGTCCTTTCTTGTCTTGAGGACACGCTGAATCACTGCATTTACAATGTTCGGGTCATTAAACAATGTATGAATAGTTAGCATCATATATTAGTCCTCCTTTCTTTATTTTGCCATTATACCTGCGTTTTTCAACGCTGTCAATAATCCGTTAAAGTTTTCTACCGACACCGTACCAGATGCATCATTCACTTTGGCTGCCTGCTTTACACCTCCAAAAGCAGAAGTCGTAGCTGCTGTTAAAGTATACTTGTTAGCTTGTGCTGCAACCCCATCCAATTTGGCTTTATCTTCCTTACTCATCAAACCGTCCTGACTAGAAGAAGCCTTAGGAATAGATACGGCTTCTTTTTCTTGTTTGACATCCAAAGCGTTAAACTGGAAGTGCGGCATATTCGCCTTGTCAATATCTGCGAAAGGCATTACCAGCTTGGTCGGTTCGATTTCAAACGCACGCATCAAAAGGGAAACCAATACTATGCCATCCTCTACCTGCTTCCTTTCATACAGAGCTGAATTTGCGATAACTTTGGGCGTTGTACCGTCTGCGGCTGTCGCTTCGTAAAGAACTGTTCCAGCTTCTAGATTTTCTCCAAAGTCTGCCGCTAACGTCAGCTTATCAAAAGCTTTGTCAGCCTTGTCAATAGCGTTGATTGTCGCTCCATGCGCACCGTTACCCAAGTGCATACCTTTGTAAGCCAAAGAACGTTTCTTGATTTTCAATGTGGTATTGGAGCCTGTTGTAAACTTCTCATATACTTCCACACGGATAGCCACTTGGGATGTTTTCTTCACCAAGTCAGCTGCAATCGGTGTGAATGAGGGCAAGTACGAGCCGACAACGAGGTTGGTTGTGTCCAACTTGTACGGACCTCTGCGTCTGCGTCCGGTTTCTACGTCGTAGCGTTCTTCCTGCTCAACTTCCGGTTCAAGATTATACTTAAATCCTGCTGCCATAAAATCACTGTTTTTGTTGTTCTACAATTTCTTTAGTGTCGTCTGCAATCATTTTCGCAAACGACTGAGTCTCATTCTCCAGTTCTTTTTTTGCTGTATCTGGAGGAACTACACCCTTAAAGCCGTCATTCGCAAACTCCTGCTTCAAGTCCTTGAAGTATGCGTCCAAGTCCTCATCGTCCTTAATGGCGCATCGTTTGGCGTAGTTTTCGGGAATACCATACTCCTTTGCCTTTGCCAAAATCTGCTGGCTACGTGTTGTTTGAGCCTTTTCCGTTTCTAACTGTGTTAGCTTATCAGAAAGGTTCTTGTTGGAGTCAATTAAAGCTTGCGCCCATGCAGGCACATCGTCTTTATTCTCTTCCGTTTTGGTGGTTGTGGTAGTCTCGATTGGCTTACCGTCTTTAAGGTTATGCCTCTTCTCGTAGTTAGTCACTGCCGTTTTTGAAGCATCCCCGGCACGGAAATCACCATAGGAATTAAGCACGTCCGAAAAACTGATACCCTCAACAATGGAGTTTACTTTTGTCTCGTCCGTTACACCCTCTGCCTTTTTGGTGGCAATGCGGGTAAGAATAGCAGTGTCCACCCCAGCGAATTTCTGTTGTAGCCCTGCTAAGATTTGTTCTAAGATTGTCATACCGTATGAATTTGATTTATAAATTTCTACGGTAAATTTCGTTATTTATAAAGAAGGTGAAAAATTATCAGATAGGTGATACACGACAATAAAACGATTGTCGTAAAATGGTATAAAAAAAGGCGTGAAACCGAATGAATCACGCCTAAAATATATCACGACAAAAACTTATACTTATACTCCCAACACTATATTTGCATCAATATTTAGCTTCCGGCTTATCTCACGAGCAACTTTCAAGGTTGGTTCACATTTACCAGATATATAATCACTTAATCGTGATGGGCTGACACCAACTAACTTTGCAAGTGATTTTTGATTAAGCCCCATTTCGTACATACGAAGTTTAAGAACATCCACAAGTGTTGGTTCTCCCAATGCAAAATGTTCTTCGGAATAATCAGCAACCAAATTAGAAAGAAGCTCCAATTCTATGCTATTTGGGTCATTCAAAGGAGTATCATCTTTCACTAATGGAAGAAGTTCCTCTACTCTTTTCACCGCCCATTCATATTGGGCTTGATTTTCTATCTTTGTCATAATCCTAAATATTAGCGCAATCTATTTTATCATATTCTTTATGAGTACCAATAAAGCGAATATACACAAACTGAATAGTGAATTTAATCACTACTACCAAACGATAGTTATTGCCTTTGATATTGAAAACATAGTGTTGATTACCTACATTATCAACGCTATTAAACGTTTTCTTAATATCGGCAAAACAGGTCCACTTGCTTCTTTTCACAATGGTAGTCCATTCTTGCAAAGCGACCTTTGAATCGGGATGGTTCTCTGCATATTCTTTTAATGCTTGTTCGGTAAATATTCTCATTGGTTACTCAATTATCGTGTGACAAAAATACATATATAATTCTATAATTCAAAATTATATTCTAATATTTACAATTTAAAGAGCAAAAAAATAGCGGCAACTCCAAAGAGTCACCACTAACTATCCTATTTTCCCTATCAAAAAATTATAAATCCCGTAATTTTTCTGACTAAGAGGCGTTTTTCTGTCCCTTATTTCCGATTTGCTCATTCTTTGCCACCTGTTCCTCTTTGATTTCCTTCAGCTCTTCATCAATGCGATCCGCGTTCCCAGCAAACATAATGCCCTCACGTCTTGACCATACACCACCACTAACAGCGGAGACAGCCGTAGTAACCTTATCATTCAAATCATCAATCATATATGGAACCAGTTCTGTTTCTATGTCAATGGTCTGCGATGCCTTGCTAAACTCGGTTGGATTGATAGAGCCTAAAGCGGAAACAATGAAATTTACTCTCCGCTGCAAGAACTCACCGATAACCTCACCGTGATTTTCTACCGCCATATGTGCACCCATAAACATGAAGCGGAAAGCAGTGCCGGAAGCCTTGCCTATGCCTTTCAATGTCTCAAACGATATTCTTGGAGTGTTTGACATATCATAAGCCATATTAGTGAGTGTTTCTGCTTCAAAACGTACCGTATCCGGAACTTGGTTCCACGTCAGATACTGGGCATCCGCACCTTCACCTGTAAGTTTGACCATTCTATCCTTAACCTTACCCATGAAACCCTCTACATCTCCAATTAGCTTCAGCAGTGGGAAGAAATGGTAGTCTATACAATCAGCATAATTAGATAACAGTTTTTCCAGCCGGACACGGAATGTCTTTATCTTCTTGCAATAAGGTTCAGGACGATAAGCATAAAGAACCGGTAGTTTTGGGAATCCATGAGCAAAAGGCGTTCTTTCTTCATACCCTTTAGACAAATCCCATTGATAAACCATTTTGTCCGTGATAGTCATAAAGCAGGTGACCTCCGAATCATCCATGAGCTTCTTTTTATACTCACGTGAGAAAGCAATCATTTTACCTTCGTCGTTAAAGAACGGGTATAGTTTATCACCTCTGAATGGAGACCATAACACGCTTTTCAGTTTCTTGGTGGGCTTGACCTTGCCACCGAACGTAGTCTTAACTTTCTTCCAAAACTTTGCCCAAAACGAATCATCATCGGTAACATACCAATATTCTGCCGCTTCTTGTTCGGAGAGCCAGGCACGGACAATCTTCTTGTTTTGGTATTTGATTTTGTTGGATTTAAATACAGCCTTTACCGCATCCAGCAGCTTCTTTTCATCATCATCAGTTGGAGTGCAATCCATAGACGGTTCTGTGCCGACTGTAAAAGCAGTTTGGATGTTCACGATATCCTGTTCCAATGGAATGGAGATACGGTTCACCGGTTCAGTCTTATACTTTGCTTCGATTTCATAAGTCTTACCCGTTTTTTCATCGAAGTGCTTCTCTGCTTCTTTTTCAAGAACCTTTCTGTCCGGATATTTCTTTTTGTCAACCATGATTTCATGTCGTTCCGGATTCCAATCATCCCAAAGTTTGCAACGGTCGGGAAGTTCAGTCTTCCTACCTTTCTTCAGGTAGTTTATCTTCTGCCCGATGTCAGGCAATGCTAATATTTCTTCTAAATTCAATGGCATAGTTTATATTTTTAATGTGTGAATATTCCTGTTAAATCTTTCGGCTTCTGAATCTTACCAAGAAGCTCACCCAATACATAGTAACGTACAGCATCTATACAATTATGCACGAGAACCCCATTAGCAAAATATTCATGTTCACCTTCAATGGTCAAATCATATACCTCGCAATAGCTTTCACTTATTGTTTTTACGTCTGTTACTTGCTTGCAGTTTATGTGCGCATTCTTTTGAACAGCATTTGGGCTTAAGATACTTGTTCCCCATGAATGTGATTCCGCAGTATTGGCACACCATTTCTGTCGTACATTTAGGCGAGGTGTACTGCCATTTGTGATGGCATTTCTTTGAGCAAAATCGCTGATGAACATTTGTTGCTGTGAATCGTCCGCCACATTGCTCGCACACTCTCTCTTCGCTCTGTAATCGGGCAATTGCCTTAATTCTTCTTTGATTCCAATTTGATTTTGTATATGCGCCTTTTGTGTTAAGACCCATTCTGACAATATTGTCAATTTTCTCCGGATGTAGCCTATTATGTTCACTTCTTGAAACCGCTTCAAGGTTTTCAATCGAGTTATTGAGCGGATTGTGGTCAATGTGGTGGATAATCTTTCCATTCGGAATTTCCCCATGATAGAATTTGTAAACGGCATGATGCAGCATCTCGCTCTGTTTGTTTCCGTGTCCAAATTTCCAATAGTAATAATTGGGGTGTTTCCCATTTGGATACCGTTTGTACACTCTCCCGTTAAATTCGATAGAACAAACAACTTGTCCCCTTTTGTTAATTTTCCGTACTTCTTCCATTTTCCGTTTGCGTTAAATTTATGTTCTAAGGTAGCAAAAAATGTTCGTTTTTCAAAGCCTATAAAGACTTCTTTTTCAATTACTTTTCTTACTCCGTTATTGTGTTTCTTAAGCACTTTTTTATAACCATTTCGTGTAAGAACATAATCCCCGACCCGAATATCCTTGATAGGAATATCGCCATTTATGGTAGTAATCAGTGTGTCTCCACGAAAGCAGTGGTTGTTTGCATCCACTGGAGTGTTTATATACCTTCCGTCTTTATCTTTATCCCATACATAATTCCTCAGCTCATTTTGCAGGTTGTATGAACGCTTGGTTACGAAAATTTCAAGACTTTGCATTTTGTCAATTCCTGCATTGATTGATCCAGCACCTTTTTCGACGGCATATATCCTTATTCCCCCGTTATGGATTTCTTGTATCAATCTCGGATCTGCGCTATCGGCAATAGTTTTCATGCCCCAGGGTCTAAGCGATTTGACTATATCGGTTGAAAGCAATCCGGTTCGGTAATCTACTTCGTCAAGATATAGTCTATTATCCCATATTCCGCACCTAACTATCGCTGTGGGGTCCATGCTATACCCAAAGTCCAGCCCTATGCCAACTTTTTTGCATTCAGCCGGGAACTCGTCAACAATTCCCCACTTCTTGAACACAGCACCTTCTGCAACGTCAGCCCACCGGCCGATAACCACATGAGCATACTTTTCAGGATTACTCACCTTCATATCTTCCACCTCTTTCAGGAACTCAGGAGAAAGGTTATCCAAGTTATCAAAATACGTAGTATGGATATGGAGCACATTCGGATGAGTGGAAACCTGAACCTGCACACCGTCAATCTCTACCAGCTTGTGAGTTTTCTCAATGTATTTCTTGTAGATGAAGTGATTGGAATCGCATGGGTTCATTATAATGATAATCCGGTTCTGAATACCCTTCTTGCGAATGGAGAGCATTATCTTGTCGAACTCATCTTCGCTTGTCCACTCTTCCGCTTCATCACAGACAAAGGTTGTAATGCCTTGGATAGATTTCAGTTTGGCTGTCTGGTTCCCGGAAGAAGTCTTGATACCCCGAAACATGATACGACTGCCGGTCATGCGGTTTACTATATCTGTCTTGGTAGTCTTAAAATATTTAGTTGTTCCGTCCAAATCTATCTTTTCCATCATCTCTGGAATAATAGACATACCAGCCGACACCATTGTGTAACGGGTATAAAGAATCTGATGGACTATTTTCTCTGTAGGAGTCATTTCAAATGTCAGCCGCTCAATGAAAGTAGAAGCATTGAAAGACTTTCCTGAGCCACGACCTCCAGTGATGAGAATGATAAATTTCTCGTCATCGGTGTATAACGGATGATATATCTCTTGGGGAACAATCATTTCAACTTGTCTTTAATCCACGAATCAATATTGATTCCGTGTTCAATATCTTTAGGTATATCGGCATCTTCATCTTGTCGGCGTTCAACCTTTCTCCATTCTTCATCATGATGGTATAACCAAACGGACATTGCCTGAAGGTTTGGAGCCAGTTCACTTTCACTTACCTGAAGTTCTTCTTCACCAGTCAAGTTGCCTTCTTGGTCTTTCAGTTTTCTTACCACGGTGCTTTTGGTTTTTATGCCACCGAGAGCCATTGCAAGGAATTTAGCCCTTACAGTGGCATTGATTGTCGCGCGCCCACGCGCTAAGACTTCGGATATTTCGGTGTACTCACTTTTCTTTTCGCAGAATGTTTGAGGCAAAATCCCTATGGCATAAGCAATTTCCTTGTCAGTGAATCCCTTTTTGGCATACGATTCCACGAGAGAAAGAAATTCCTCGCTTGTATAATCAAACTTAGGCTTTCTTCCTCCTTTACCTTTTCTATTTTGAGATTCACTATTGCTCATATTACTTCTTTAATTTTCCACATTTCTCACATTGTTCATACCTGAACTCAGAGAACATCACACTACCTTTCCAAACATAATGATGAACACAAAACAGGTTTTGCTTTAGAACATTCCTTATCCAAAGTATAAAATCGCCAATCATAATTTTAACCGTTATTGTTACCCATATATACACGGCGAGAAATTGGCTTGTTTCCATAGACATCAACCCCTCTTTTTGAGAAATAGCTATCTATTTTCTCAGCATATCTTCCCATTATGGATTTCGTTCTATCCCTTATGTTTCTTTGTCTTGCAGAACCTAACCCGTATTGTCTTCCAGCGTTGTACATTATTCGTCTGGACTGCTGATATAACTGGCTATATGTTTTCTTTCTAACTCAGCTTTCCTCCCAATAATTAATCTATTCTTTCTACTTGTTCATCAAAAACTTCTCCCTTTATAAACTTCATATCTGGTTCATACCCGAACCTTTCGCAGAAAGCGGCTTTAGCTTCATAGGTATCGAAGGACAACATCACATAGGCATCCATGTTCTCAGCTTGCTTCTGTGCGTTTTCTTTCACCTGATGCTTGACCTCTTTCATGTGGGCTACCTTTTCAGCACGTTCCAACTGCTTGGTGGCTTTATCGGCTTCTTTCTGTTCTGTTACAGGCGACATCATGCTTTCCAGTTCGTCAGCAATGGAGCTTTCTTCTTCGGTCTGCAAAAGGAAATCAACCCCAATCATATTCAAGTCGGCATCCGTCAATCCTGCATCTTTCCAGTCAATATCAGGAACAATACGGGCAAGAGCGTCAAAATCCCAAGAACCTTGTGCATTAGGGTTGTTCATTAGAATATTCAACTCCTTTTCCTGCTGTTCGTCCACGTCAATGACATCGACACGAATGCGATAGTCGTTATCGGGAAACTTTTGCAATTCGTCCATGACAGACAAACGCTGGTGCCCGCTAACTACGGTAAGCCCGGTACGCTTATTCACAACTATTCCACCTACCAATCCGAATTTCTTGATACCACGCTTTAATGCTTTGCGTGATTCATCGGAAAGTTTTCTCGGATTGTAGTCTGCAAAACGAATGGCAGAACGGTTAAGTTCCACCGATTCGCTCTTTATGTATTTTGACAATTCCATATCATCCATTAGTTAAACCCATATAAATTCTTCGAGATACTTTTCTTGCGCCATCTTGTTGTTTCCCCTCGTTATACCCAAAGGTTCGTTCAATGTATCGAATATACTTTCTTGCAATAGAGTTTACTCTGTTCAGCCTATTACCCGTTAAAGTACGAGATAGTCTGTATCTTTGCTCTGCAATATCATCAATTGATTTTCTTCTGACTCGGCTTTCCTTCTATTATTTTTGTTGATTATGATACTCCCAAAGTACTCTTTCAGCCATCGGGAAAGTTTTGTAAATTCTCTGTAAGTCCTGTGGATAGTTCTTCTCCATCCAAAGCATACAATCAAGATTAAAGCCTACTCCCGAACTGGCTTTCAATGAATACCGAACTGGTTCGGGTAAATTATGCTGCCTCATATAAGCAAGAATATCCTTTTGTGTCCAATCAGCTAAAGGATAAACCATACCGTTATTCTCGTAGTCGTTTACCTCATACCCTTTCAACATAAGTCTACGATTCATACCGTCAGCTTTTTTCATACCCAAGAATGTATAATAAACTCCATGAGTAAGTTGCATAGCCTTTACCACATCTGCCAACTTCAACAGCTTTACTTTCGGGTTTGGCACACAATACATACCGCCACGGAGAATATAAGTGAGATTCCAATGTGGTACTTGAACAAACTCTATTTTCGGATATTTGGCTTTAGTCCAGTTTATCCAACGGTTAATATGTTCCAAATTCTTGACGAAATACATGAACACGCAAACAATCCGGTCAAACTTCGGATAGACTAAATCAAGCAGAACAAGCGAATCTTTACCAAGTGATAAAAACAGTAAAGCCTCATTCGATTTTACCCGAATGAGGTCTATATATTGACTCGCTTGTTCTACTTTGTTCATAGCTAGCCACCACTTAAACCAAATGAAGTACGAAGATCACTGTAACGCTGTCTGCGTGATCCTAACTGTGTGGCACTTGCTGTACCTCTACGATTGGCAACCAATCTACCACCTGCCCCTGCACCATTCATATTTCTGCGAGGCCCGGCTACTCTGTTAATTCTTCTTGCGACTCTGCTTTCTAATTTTAAAAGTTAAACAAATCAATCTATATATTTCTCTAATATCTTGCCCAAAGTATAATCCATTTGTGCGGCAAGATATTCTTCGCCTTGATGTTCGTAAACAATATCATTACCGTTTTCATCTGTGAGAATTACTGCTTCTGCGTTCTTTACCTCTACAATGATATAAGGACGCTTGCCCGTATATGCACCTGTCAGAAGCTTGATTGCATCGTACTTGATAGGCTTCAATTCTACCTCACCTTCTTCAGGCAGTTCTGCATCAGCCGGATATTCTTTACCGCCACATAGGTAAGTGATATACTTCTTAGCGTTAGTTGGTCTGATTTCACGGTATTCGTGGGTTTTCTTGCCTGCCAAGATTTCATCGAAATACTTCTGTTTGATGCTTAATGTAAGAATGTTCATAATCGTGTCAAATTTAAATTAATACTCAATAGTTGCGGGGGGCTGAATCGAACAACCGACCTTCACCAAGTCAAAGTGAAAAGCTACCACTGCTACACCCCGCGATAGTACCCCAAAGGTACTACCACAACCAAAGATAACGAAATATCTTCAATCGTTATACACGACAATTGGCTTATTGTCGTGAACTAAGCCATTTATCCCGTCTTTCTCTACACGCCTCTAAGGTAGGCGCACAACAAGCAAAGAGTTCACCACTTTCAGTACGGTAATCGTACTGGTACATTCTCACTCTTTTACCTCTCAACCTGGTGTTGTAGGTAGTGTAATTCTCTTTGCCGGGCTGGCATACGCTGCAACCGTTTACATTTATTGAGTTCATAATTCAAGTAATTGTTTCGTTTTATCCACGTCTACAAAACTCGTCCACCCTGCTTTATGCAGCTTTATAGCTGCCTCTCTGATTGTGATTTTGCCACTCTTGACACTTTCTTTCAAAGATTCTAATACATTCTTCATTCTTAATTCATTTTTACGTTCAATCTTTCTTCACTCGTATAAGCCACTACAAGCCCTGTTTCATCATGCTGTATGGTGATGTACTTTTCACCCCTCTCTATAGTAGAGAAGTCATAAGGGGTTACCATCTTACCCAATACCTTGCCCAGTTGCTTCATCAGTGGGGCTTCAGGGCTGATAACTAAAACTAAATCTGCTTTCATAATCGTGTATATTGTGGTAGCCATAAGGCTACCGGATTAGAACTCAACCAATATCAATCTTTCTAAAGAACCTGATGCTTGCACCCACATATGATTATGTCCGAAACCATAATCGAAAAACAGTTTAAAATAAGGGTGTCTTACTATTAAAGAGCTCATACAGCCTCTTAACTCGTCTTCTGACATACAAGAAGTTATTTCATTGATAATTTGAACGAAAAGGTGTAAAACTTCTGGTTCATTATTCAATAACGGTTTTTCTATAACTGCTTTTAAAAATATATTTTCTTTCATATTCTTCTATATTGCGCAGGGCTTTCGCCCTGCCGATTTATGTTAATGCGTTTTATCCTCATGTAATAACTCGCAGTAAACTGGTGTTGTGGCATCTGTGTGCTTATTGGCTATAAGAACCTCATTACTATCCCAGTTAATATATACCTGTGTAGCAAATGCACCGAAAAACTGAATTTCTTTCGTGCCAAACAATACCACCGCGTCATCATTTACATTTGCAAGTGCTGCAATTAATTCTTTCTTGGTCATATTCTTTTTTGTTGCGCAGGGCTTTCGCCCTGCTGGTTATTATGCTATCTTTAGCTCTTTAAGTCTCATATCTACCAATGATTTCAGCTTGCGAGTATCAAATAGTGGACTTCTATACCCATCTTTGATAAGCTGTATCATTTCTTTATAACCAACCTTACATACAACCTCTGTCTTCATGCTGTTATCATAAATAGCAGAATTGCAAGCGGTTATTGTGAATGCCATTGTTTTGTAACCTTTATCCTTCTTCATGATAGATGCAAACAAATACATATATACAGCATTTTTCATGCTATTCAAGGCATCTTCTTGACTGGCATTTACCTTTCTACCACCTAAAAAGTCACCACATTCAATTTCTTGACCTTTTTTGATAATAGACAATGTACTGATGTACATTTTAATATCTGTTGCTTTCATAATCTTCTATGTTATGCAGGGCTTACGCCCTGCTGGTTAAACTTATAATATTTGAATCTCTTTGTTACCTATCTCTGTATCTACATTCAGAACCTCGTACTTTTGAGCCTTGTAATTATAAACGACTTCACAGGTATTGAAACCTCTACCATCTTCTCTTTGGTCATAAACAGTATTTATATGCTGATACATTTTATTGCCTAACATGAAGTTTATCTTACCTGATGTACAGAAGTAGAATGCTACTGCATACTTCAATGTTTTCTTTTCATCAATCTTCTTTGTTGCCATGATCGTATATCTTTTAATTGTTATTACTTCGTTTCTGATGATGCAAATGTAATGATTAAAATCATACATACAATAAATAAATATACTATTTGTATGATTATTATCACATATTAACAAAACAGCATAAGTATGATTATAATCTAAATATATTTTAATACAAATGACTATATTCAATCAAAACAAGCTGATTTAATTTGTTTATTCGATTTTTACCCCTATATTTGCATCTGATTAAAATCATACACACATGGAAGTAAAGACAATAATCAAGCAGAAAGGCTTCACAATGGAATCCGTTGCAAAAAAAATGGGTATAACAAGGGTTACACTTGCCCAAAACCTTAGTAGAAATCCAACAGTAGGAACATTACAGAAGATAGCAGATGTTATTGGATGCAAGGTTGGTGACTTCTTTGTTGATGATATGGATATAAAAGATGATGCCAACACCATCACCTGCCCCCACTGTGGAGGTAAAATACATTTTGACGGAGAACCACATATGCCGGAACACAAGAATATACGAGGGAAAGAATACTATAAATAAAAAAATATGGAACTAAAAGACTTTATAAAAGAAACACTTAGTCAAATAATAGATGCTGTTTCAGAAACACAAGAAAAATACAAAGATAAACATGTCCTAATTTGTCCCGATGATATTCAATCTGAAAAAGGAGAATATTATATTGACAATGAATCTCATTATGAATATTATAACCGAAAGACCAAAGTACAAAATATAGAGATGGACATAGCTATTTCCGTTACCGAAAAAGAAGGTAATAAATCAGGAATAGGAATCGCCAAAATTATAAATGTTGGTACTTCGTCAGAAAATGCAATACAAAATGAAAGTGTTAGTAAAATAAAGTTTTCCATTCCACTTGTTTTACCAACAAGTAATACAAGAGAGTATTACCAAAAATATGTGAAAGATTAAAAGTAAAGCCAGAGCATTAAACTCCGGCTTACTCATTGATAACCTCATTAAAAGCAATAAAAGCGCACCAAAATGATGCGCCTTCTGTTGTCAATTAGTTCTTGATTTTATATCAGAGCCTCACGGCTAGAATATCAGAATCTGACAGCTTCCATTCTTCTGAGAAGATTATTATATCTCTCTTGTATAAGAGCTCTTTGTTTATCGGAAGCTGTTACAATCTTTCCCTTATATTTCCGCATGACAGATTCATTCATGCCAATTTCCTTTGCAAACTTACTGGCATTTATGAAAGGAAATGCCTCGAAGAATCCGCTTAAATCATATATGTAATCAACAGAATACCCAGACTTATACCACACAGGAAAGTCTCCATGTTTTTCTTTATAATATTCGGCCTGCTCCTCAAGTACGGACATAAAATCATCTTTCGCTTCCTGCTCTGTAAGCCCAAAACCGTACGCTCCGTTCACATCCTCCGAATATACGGAAATACCCCCATCATTCGCCTTTTCAATAATTGCCTTAATCTTCTTCATAATCGTGTATTTTAAATTCGTCAATTAAAGCACCCACCGAAGTGGGTGCAGTCCTTTCACTTCTTTAACCCTGCCTTTTTCAACATACTGTCAAGAGTACCATTGGGTATCTCTTGAGACTGATGTCTGCCAACAGGAATAAAGTAGTCAAAGTCGGGATGAACATATTTATAATGTTTCTTTCCCTTTTTGATTGTCCAGCCAGCTGATTCAATCAATTTGTAAAACTCTGAATACTTCATAAAATCAAAGAACATTTTTAATTGACACTACAAAAGTAACATATTTGTTACAATAAAACAAACAAAGATGAAGAAAGAAATAACATATTTGTTACTTTTAACACCGTGTACACATAACAAAAGCCGGAGCACTAAACTCCGGCTCATTAATTGATTAGCCCTTTGATTCTTAACCGATTTACGATTTCGGTATAAAGATACTCTATATCCCCGCTGAAATCCCCATAATTCTGATAGAGAAACACGACATCAGCGCAGTTGTCGGAAATTGTACTCTTGGACTGAACCCCAAGTACCCTTGACATCTCTTCGCGTAACCCAGCTGTCATTTTCCCACCGGCAAGCGAACTTGGAGAAAACAGGTACAGGATAATGAAAATGAACTTCTTCCGCTGGGTAACACTGTCAATATTCGGTGGACATCCTCTCTCATTCAGTAACTTAACAAATATTTTATAGATTTCATGGATAAGGCTTTTGTCTTTCAGAACCGGGGCAGTCAAGGCATTCTCTTCTTCTGAAAGTTCTGATTTCTCAATTCTAATCTTTTTAAGGCGAATTATTTTGTTAAAATCCAGTTCCATAACACGATTATTTTAAAAGTAAATAGTATATTTGCATCATAATCGTGTAAGGAAGAGCTGATTCATGGTCGTGCGTGGGTTGGCTCTTTTTCATTCTTCCCCATTCGTGCTGACGAATGGTTTCTTTTCCAAATCATAGCAGGTGATATATACCCGTTTCCCATTAACATCACATAGAGCAAGGGCATATCCTTTCTCCAGTATTTTAACCGGCTGATTGTCGCAATAGACAGTACTTCCAACCGGAACTCTTATAAAATGACGTACTATCATTTGATTATCTTTAGCTTGTTATACCAGCGTGAAGAAAAAGGGAACCACCCGATTAGGAATGATTCCCCGAAAATGGTTACTTTGTATAGTTTGCTCATGGATTTTTCTTTTTAAGTATTTCAACACATTCCTTTATCCCATCATCGAAACCATGCTTATAGCCTTTAGTATATTCCCCTATAGTATATACCGCCATTGACAACACAAACAGGATGATACCTACAGGCTTATACCAACCGGGAAGTGATATAGAAAACGGCTTAAATGTAATTGTGAGATCTCCGACCCATAATAGGGAAATAACACATATAATTGTAAATAATATTGTTTTCATAATTTTCTCTTATTGATTTAACTCTTTGTACCAATAAGGTTTCGGGAACCTATCAGAGAAGAATATCTTATTCACTTTTTCAATATAAACATCAGATGCTTCTGGCCATAAATTCATCAGTTCATCCATGTCATTAACATAAGCGACTAAAATAAAAAATCTGTCATTCTCACCTGTACACCAGTATGGGTATTGAATGGGCCATATTAATGGACGATAATCTCCATCACATTTTTTCTTTTCTACAAAAAATCTTGCTCTAATCATTTTTATATACTTTTACACATAGAACAAAATCTAAACCTTTTGCAATCCACAGCATTCCTGTGATATCTATCTGCGCATGCAGCAAAGAAAGTGCAGTTATGACAATCTCTTTTAAATTTTTTCTTTTTCTTTACTTTAGGATATTTCATTTTTCACTCCTTTCTAATCAGTTATTCGTTAATTGGTAGTTTCATAAAGCACATCCACATAGTCTTGCCATGTCTTCCGGTGGTGTGACCGAACAACGGCTGCCGTCCGATGGCTTTCAATACTTCTTTAACCGTTATCTGGTCTTCATTCCATTTGAAAATGAGAACGCCGTAATTTTCAAGTACTCGAAAGCATTCATCAATTCCTTTTTTTATCACCCTTGGCCAATCTTCGGGAAGTTTACCATACTTCTTGGCCAACCAACTTTCTTTACCCACATTTAAAAGATGGGGCGGATCAAAGACTACCAGTTTAAAAGATTCATTTAGGAATGGCATATTGGTAAAATCAGATACAATATCCGGATGAACTTTCAGACTTCGACCGTCGCAAAGAGTATGCTCTTCATCTCTGATGTCAGTAAATAAGACCAAAGGGTTTTCTTTATCAAACCAAAACATCCTACTGCCGCAACAGGCATCTAATATGATTTTTACTTCACTCATTTTATTTTTGTTTTACCTCCTTCCACTCACTTTCTATAATCACATGTTCACACTTATTACACCTATGCAAATAAGTTGGGAATGGTGCCGTTGTATAGTCCTCAACAGCTATTTCTATACTGCCACATTCCGGACATTCTATCTTTACCTCTTTGATACCGGGATAATCCCAAAAGGATAATTTGCCTTTCACGTCCTTAATTGGATTTTCGTAGAGAATAGGGTTAGCTAGTACCCAGTTATAAACTCCTTTCTCTGCCCAGATGGAAGGATGGTTTTGTACACAGTCTATTATCTCGACGCTTCCGATTATGGAGCCTGTACAAAAACTAAAATCTTTCCACTCTTTGTTTTCCGGTAATGCCAATAACTGCTCATTGGTAAGTATTGAATCATAGAAATTATCATAATTCAAAGGTTTACCGCTTGAATGAATCAGTAACCTCTGCCCTAAGTATTTCTTAGGGCAGCTCCAAGTACGGTTCTCAATGTCTTTAATACCATGGACTATCAAAGAGGCCCACGGCTGTTTTATGGTTATTGCTTTCATTTTTTATTGTTGTTCTTTAATATCTCATCAAAAGACGGAATAGGAAGCCATGCCAACACGATACTGTTTCCGTGAATCCATCTTTCCTTTGTATCTAAATTGCTGCTTCTACGAAACTTTTCTTTTTGAATATATGGTACGCCATAACGCATTGTCAAAACGAAAACTTTTTGTTCTTCTTCCGGCAACCGTTCCTTAACGCTTATCCAAGGCGATTGCTTTGACTGCCACTCTGCACCACATTGAAAATCTTCCATACTATCAGCATGACGTGAAACGTAGGTATCCGCGTCAACTTCTTTCAGAACGTCTTTTCTGAACTTCGTTTTATTAGTAGCATAATCGTATGCCGCTTCTTCTACTGTCTGTTTCATATCTTTTTCGGATTTGAATTAATAATTTGGAATTAGTTGATAGGAGATGCGGTTTCGGTAAGGTTGTCTAAATCTCTCAAGAAAACTACTACATCTTGGATAACGGGTACTCCATTCAAAGCCGAAGTGGTCAGATTGATACTATAAATATCAATACTTGGATATTTATCGGTAAGTAGCTTATTTAGTAGCGCAATAGATTTGTCATTGTAGATAACCATCCTATCTTCTATCTCAAAACCTAACCGAGACAAGTATTCTTCTTTCTTTTCTTCTCCTGCCTTTGAAACACGGGAAGCGAAAACCATTCCACTCAATGAGATTTTTGCAACGTATTCTCCAAAATAAAAGTCACTAACATGCCCAAATCCATATTCAGTCCACCAATTTCTAAATGATGATACCATAATTTTCAAACGTTCTCTAACATCTTCGTTTGAAACCTTCTCCCCAAGCTGATGACGTAATTTTCGATTTTCATCATTCAATGAGCGGATTTGTTCAGTTAATTTCTTTTGTTTCTCTGCAAGTACACCTTCATATCCCATTCGGGTAAGAAACCTATTCACATTGTGGTCTGTCAGAGAAAGGATGTTTTCTTTCATTCCTTCGGTGAGCTGCCCTTTTTCGAGCATCGTTATAGCCAATCCTAAATTTTGCTGAATTTCTTTATATTGCTTTTTCAATTCAGTTATCAGTTCTCCGTTAGAATCTTCTACAATAGCTGGCTTATCTTGCCTGTTAAAATCAAGCTGTCTTTCTTTCATTTCTTAATCAGTTATTAGTTAATTGGCAGTTTCATAAAGCACATCCATATTGTCTTGCTCTGTCTTCCAGTGGTATGCCCAAATAGAGGTTTAAACGGGATGGCAGACAAAACTTCCGAGGATTTAATCTCACTTTCATTCCATTTGAATACAAGAGTGCCGTAAGGCTTCAAGACGCGCATACACTCAGTAAATCCATCGTGTATGAGTGACTGCCAGTCTTTCGGCAGTTTTCCGTACTTTTTAGCCATCCATGAGGTTGCACCAAGTGTTTTCAGGTGCGGTGGGTCGAACACCACCATGTAGAAAGAATTGTCTTCAAATGGAAGGTTGGTGAAATCGGCTATTACATCCGGCTTTATTTCTATGATTCTTGTCTTACCCCTGTCCTTGGCCGTAAGTGTTTCCGAACGTTTGTCAACAAATAAGGCAAGAGGATTATATTTGTCAAACCAAAACATTCTACTGCCACAACAGGCATCTAATATAAGTTTTCCATTTTCCATTAAGCTATTTCTTTTGATTTCTTCAATCTCAACTTTCTCAATACTTTGCAAAGTGCTTCAGTATTTTTTCTCGCTTGTGTAACCTCCACCGCATTCCCGATAAATTTCTTTTGGTCAGCTTGTGTGCCTATTAAAACATAATCTTCAGGGAATCCCATAATCTTTTTGAGTTCCGGAATGCGAAGCATCCGCATTTTAATATCCACTATGCCATACAGTGCCATGAACTCCTTTATCTTCACGGTCATAGGACTATCATTGTCGTAGATTTCAATCGCTACCTGACCGCTTTCTGTTGCTACCAGATAGGGCGGCATCTTATCCATGCGGGCTATTAATGTGAAGCAGGGGCTATCAACAGAGCCGCCAGCACTGTTGAACTGTGGATTCATCAGATAGTGCCATTTCCTGTTTGCGGTAATGGTCTGGGAGGGTTCCTCTATACTGCTACCTACATTTGAGAATGCAGTATTCATTATCCACGGCTGGCATGTTACCAAGTTTTGTTTCGGTGTTGTGGTAACAGCGGGGCATGGCGAGTTTATATCAGACACCTGACCACCTCCAGAATATTGATTCATAAAAAATGGAGATACAAGGGAAAGTCTGTCTTTAGTCAGAAGTGTAGGACAAGGCTGATTAATATCCTTTCCTGTATCCTTAAAGTTATAAGAACACATAAATCGGCTTTCAATTAAAGCCATCCTGTCCTTCGTTGTGACCGT